GATGGAACCTCGATGCGCTCGCGGGAAATCTCTTTGATAATCCAAGTATCTTTGTCTATGGATACTTTGCTTTTCTCCATGCGACCTACGCCGTTAGTTGTAGTGTCGCGCCTAACGCCTATGAGGTAGTAGTCATCCCAATATACAAGGCGAGCATCTTCTAAACCTACAAACTCCCAAATGGGTTGATGTAGCTCTAGCATCTCAACCTTGGCGCAATCCGTTACTTTAAGATCGCTATTGAGTCTGACCACATAATTTTCAGTAACAAGTCGTTGGTCTTTCTCAGGATGTAGATAAGCAAGTGGCCCCCAACGAGAGGGAAAGCGTTGCTCGTTTTCTGAGTGATAAAGAATGTAATTGACTACTCGAACATTAACAAGAATATCGCCGTCAGGGTCTATAAAGACCGATGGGTTCATCCCGCCAAATGTTCCTGGTATTGCTAAGGGAGCTAACTTGCCACCTTGTCCAACCGCCTTTTGGACTAAATTCATTTGCCTACTCTATCAAATTGACTAGCGAGCGCGTTCGGTCTTGTGATAGTTGTGTATAGACCTGCGTTGTCGCTACTGATGCGTGGCGCATCAAATCTCTGACCGCTAGTAAATCGCCGTTTGACTTTTCTAGCATTGTTGTTGCGAAGTAATGGCGCAATGAGTGAAAATGCTTGGCGTTAGGGCCAAGAATCCTACGCATCTCATTAGCCGCTTTAGCAGAGAACTTATTAGGGTCAATAACCCATAGTCTGCCAAGTGTGTTGTAGCTTTTAATCATCTCAGCAACTTTTGTGGCTACCGGTATGACTAAATCTGTTTTGCCCTTGCCGATAACGCGAAGTGAGTAACCGCCATTATCTTCAATCAGGTCAGCGCCCTCTATCTTGGCAACCTCATGTGCGCGAAGTCCGACCATCCCACCCAGGATGAACCAATCGCGGTAAGGCTGTGTGGCTTCTGCTAAAAGCTTTTCAAACTCTGCCTTAGTCACGGGCTTAGGTACGCCTCGACCAGCCTTGACATTGGGTAGGTCTTTGGCAGGGTCGTTGCCGTTTACCAAATCCATCTTGTTCAAGTGGTTGTAAATAGAGCGCAACCTTGAAACATAGTTTGCCTTGGTGCTTTGCTTGGTAGCCGATAGGACTACCTTCTCTAAATCTTGAACTGTGGCGAGCGCGGGGTGAACGCCTATGCGCCGGATGATCTGCCAATCGGTGCGAATAACATAGTGGCTAAACCCGCTTGTGTCGTAGCGGTTCTTTAGCTGACGATGAATTTCCTCTAGCGGTACAAGCTCCATGCGTAGAGCCTACCACTTCTAACTCTCAGTCAAGTTAGCCCTGTGGAGCCTCCAGGCTGGCTAGGTAGGCTTGGTAGTCGCTATTAGATTCATCCATAGGAATTGACCAAATCTTGCCATCATCATTTGTGCTTTCAATGTATGAAGGAAAACCTTCGTTTTTAATTACTTTGTATGTTGATTTTGTCATTATAACTCCGCACTAAACTCTATGTATGCCGTACCTGCTCCGTTATCTCTTAGCCAAATTGCACTATTTGTAACCAAACCGCTTGCAGCGCTGACATTTAAATCTCCGCCTATATAGCCACTTGTTGAATTGCCAGCACCAAAAACACCGCTAACAGATGTAACTGCTTGATTTATTGAACTTCCCAAAATATTAAGATTGCCCCCAAATGAAGCAGATGGATTTACTCTCTTTGGTGTTGCAAAAGTAACTGAAGTACTTGCGAAATAACTTGAAAGACAAAGGCCATTTATACCTGTTCCATAATTTGCCCCGCCTACCGTTCTTTTTTCGTAATACCTCTGACACAAGGCTAACTCTCCTTGGACTGTTCCGCTAGCGGTGGTGAATGGAGTGGCTACTGAGCCTGCCTCTAGTTGTACGCCCCAAATTGATACAGTTACTGCGCTTGAAGTGACAATGCGTGGCAAATAAATTTCAGTAAAACTGTTAGTTCCAATAGTTTTTCCGCTAATACTTGGCAAAACGAATGTCCAAGAATATCTAGTCCAAGTTGTTCCTACTGTTTGAGCAGTAACAGTAGCGGCAACACCAGAAGAACCACCTGTGCCAAAGTACTGATTGTAATATGGTTGTACGCTGGCAGTTCCGCTTGATACTTGTATCCAAGCCGACAGGGTAACTGTTTGACCAGCAAGCACTCTTACATCTTCAAGGCGTTGTTTTGCATCAACATAAGAACCACCAGATGATTTAGCAATCTGCAAATAGTAAGTTCCTTCATAACCTGATACTGGTGCTGAACCAGGAGTAAATGTTTGTTGAGAAGCAGTAAAAGTAGCATCCGAATCTACAATCCATCTGTCAGATGTATAGTTGCCTGATGTGCTAAACGAAGTTCCGCGTTGCCAAATACCAAAGTCACCATTGATAATCTTGTTCTTACCAGCCACAAATGGTGAAACTGGCCCACCACTATTCTGCTGGTCTGTGCTTGTTAATTGTGCGCGACTCATTAGTTACCTGCCTGTGGTGTAGAAGAGTTGGATACGAGTGTGTTGATGAGCAGTTGAGCCTCAGCCTCAGTAATACCTAACTTGGCCAGGATAGCAGCACGGGCTGTTGCCTTATCTGCCTCTGCTTGAGTAACGGCAGCGTTGGCTGCTTGGTCTGCTTCATAGGCAGCAAATTCTGCATCATTCATCTCACGATCTGTGACTGTATCTGTTGATAGGTCATGGATGCGTACTATTGGTCTGCTCATTAGTTCACTCCATATAGGTAACTGGTTCCAGAAATTGTGTAACCATTTCTGCTTAAAATAGTGATGCTTGATATGCCTGCACTTTTATTATCCATAATTCCTGCTCCAAAACAACCATAGGTATTGTTTTGTGCAAAACCCGAATAATTAACTATTTGTTGCCCTGAGGTTGTCGTATAACGCGGCAAGTTTATAACAGTAGTTGCGGGCAAAGAAGTACCCATATTGCATTTAGGTAAAACAAATTTATTTGTTGCAGAAGCAGCATCTGATGAAACAGTCGTGCCACCATACCATGCGCCTCCATAAGAATAATTTAAAGTATCACCATTTAATCTAATACAAAATTCATCTGCCGTGGTTGAAGTTGCAGATGATATTAAAATGAGGTTTGTATAATTTTGACTGATACCTGAAATTGTCGTTGAAGCACCTGAGAGCGTAGTGGTAGAAAGCAAAGTTAATGAACCAGCGGCAATACTTCCCCAAGAGGCAGCGGTACCATTGGTTGTAAGATATTTTCCTGAGTTACCTGTTTGACTAGGAACCAAGGTTTGCCATTGCAAGCCCGTAGCCTGAGAAGAGTTTGCCACGAGTGTTGTACCGTCAGCGCCGACATTGAGAGCAGTTTCAGTTGAAGCACCTGTACCAACGAGGATGTCACCCTTAGCGGTGAATTGGCTAAGAGGGATTGCGTTGGCTACTGAGAAGCTACTTGGTGAAGCTACAGTTGAAATATCACCGGCAACGAGAGCTGATGTGAGCGAAACAGATGTGCCGTTAGTAGCTGTGTAATCAACGCCGCGTTCAAGCAATACGCCGTTTACATAAACTGATTCAGCGCCTACTGTGTAAGCAAGGGTGGTTGAGAAATCATCTGTGCCTGATAGCGTGGTTTCTCCGCCTGATGCAGCTTTACGCCATTGTGAATAAGAAACGGCAGGTTGTGTGCCTTGTGAGCCGATCGTTCCTTGTGAACCTGTAAAGCCTTGAAGTCCCGTTGTTCCCTGCGCTCCGTTAGAACCATTAGCTCCTTGTGCGCCGATAGAACCTTGAAGTCCAGTTGTGCCTGTAGTTCCTTGTGAACCCGTAGCACCTTGCGCACCATTAGAACCAACGAATCCAGCAGTACCTTGAGAACCTGTTGTTCCTTGAGTACCGATTAAACCCTGAGTACCCGTAGCTCCCTGAGTACCAACAGTTCCTTGAGAACCTGTTAGCCCTTGTGTACCCGTAGTTCCTTGAGCGCCGTTACTTCCGTTAGAACCAGCAGTACCTTGTGCGCCTGTTGAGCCAGTAGTTCCTTGAGAGCCGTTTGTGCCGGTTGTTCCCTGGATACCTGTTTGACCTGTCGCACCTTGAACACCTTGCGTACCAGTTAAGCCTTGGAGTCCTGTTGAACCTGTTGTTCCCTGAGTTCCTGTAGCGCCTGTGAAACCTTGTAATCCAAGAGTTCCCTGCGTTCCTTGA